TGAGCATTCACCGTCGAAGAAGACTTTCGCGATGGGTGAATTCTTCTCTCAGGGCTTTATCGAAGGCATTGCTTCTAAGGCTAACGACGTTATTGCGTCTGTTTCCGACCTTGGTAAACGTACGGTAGAAAATCTTGGCATCTTCAACGACAAGTCTCATGCAATTAAGCTTGGCGAAGATATTTGTCTTGGTCTTGCTGAGGGCATTAAGTCTAAGACTCAGGACGTAATCAGAGCTGCTAAAGATATGGCTGACGCCGTGCTTGAAGCAACTACTGACGTTCTTGAGATTAACTCCCCGTCCAAAGCATTTGAGAGAATCGGCATGTATTCGGACGAGGGTCTTGCCAGAGGATTGCGTAATTACTCCGGAAGAGTTGGCAGTGCTGCTGAAGCTCTCGGACGTGGAGCTCTGGACAATGTCCAGTCTGCAATTGAGTTTGTAAAAGACATGCTTAACGAAGGGCTTGATGACGGACCGACAATTACTCCTGTTCTAGACCTCTCTAATGTGGCAACCGGAGCCGGAGCAATCGACGGACTGCTTAACGGTACTACGCTTAACGCGGCAAGTGCTGTGCAAATTCAAAATGACCGCAGTAATCTTGTTGATGCGATGAAAGACGCGTTCTCTTCGATCATGATGTCTGATACTCCTAACGGAGATATTACAATCAACGTTTATGGGGCACAGGGTCAGGATCCGAGAGCCATAGCAGAGGCGGTCGAAGAGAGGCTATTAATTAAGTTCAATCGGTTGAGGGCCGCAAGAGCATGATAAACTATTTAACTTTAGATGGTAAACCCAGCTTGGATTTCGGTCTGATCATTTCTGGGGCGGGAACTATGAACTCGCCTCAGAAACGTTACGAAGAAGTCGATATACCCGGAAGAAACGGTAAGCTTCTTCGTAACACCGATAACTTCTTTGATAACGTCGAGCTGAGTTACGAATCTTTCGTTTACGAAAATGGTGACTTCATCTCGAAGTACATGCATAAGGATTCTCTGGACACACGCACACTCCAGGAAAAGATGAGAGCACTCAGGGAGTATCTCGGGTCGAGAAATGGGTATATGAGAATCGAAGATACATATAACCCGGAAGAGTATCGGCTCGGATACTTCGCTGGGCCTCTGCAGGCTGAAATCGATCAGCACCTGAAGACTGCTCAGTTTACTCTGACATTTATGTGCAAGCCTCAGAGATTCTTAAAAGACGGAGAGATACCTCATGAGTTCAAATCAAAAGGATCTCTCCATAATAACACCGGCTTTACCGCTAGACCGCTTATAAGAGCTTACGGTACCGGCTCGTTTACAATTGACGGGGTAACAGTTCGAATTAACTCTGCCAACTCTTATACCGACATTGACTGCGATCTTATGGAGTGCTACAAAGGCACAACCAATTGCAACGGCAATGTCACATTAGCATCTGGAGCATTTCCTGTTCTTAAGAGCGGGGACTGCTCCATTTCTATGTCTGGAATTAGCAGACTTATTATCACACCAAACTGGTGGACGCTGTAAGGAGGTGAAGCGATGATTCCGATCTTATTTGGTCCTAATGAAGGGCTTACGAATGGCTTTACGACGAACGGAATCGGAAGACTTTCCGCCTGCAGCAGATGTGAAGTTACTGAGTCGATCAACGAAATGTTTGAGCTGGAGATGGAGTACCCAATGAGTGGTCCTCACTTTAGTGATCTCAGAACTGGCAATATTATCGGTGCTGTGCCATTTCAAAATGGGTCGATTCAGGGCTTCGAAATCTATAAAATTACTAAGCCGATTAACGGGATCTCAACAGTCTATGCAAGACACGTGTCTTACAGGCTTAGCAATACTCCGGTAAACAAGTTCTCTTATCATGGAGTAAAGAATCTGTTTAATGCTCTGCCTACAATTGCTATGGAGCCTTGTCCGTTTACATTCACTACAGATGAGACAAGCACGGCGGATTACGTAACTACACTTCCTAGGTCGATTAGAGAGACTCTTATCGGTAACAAGGAATCTGTCCTTGCAATGTATGGCGGTGAATTCCAGTGGGATAACTACAAAGTTATTCACAAAAAGAACCGTGGCTCAGATAAAGGAGCAAATGTCCGGTACGGTAAGAATATTATCGACCTTACACAGGAAGAGAATATCGAGAAAACTATAACTGGTGTGCTTCCTTATTACAACAGTAACAACATCTATAAGACGCTTCCTGCACCAAGACAAAGTACAAATGCAAGCAAGTTCCCTTATCACAGGACTTCGATAATCGATTGTACAAGCGACTTTGAGAATCCTCCTTCTGATGAGGCTCTTATCCAGTGGGCCGATAACTACATGACGAAGAATAAAGTAGGAGTACCTACGGTTAGCCTTACGGTGTCATTTGTAGACCTTAAGAACACATATGAATACATGGGACTTCCTATGCCGTCGATCAACCTTGGAGATACGGTTACGGTATACTTTGAGACTCTTGGTATTACAGAAAAGTCCTATGTAAATAAGACTGTATGGAATGTCCTTACTGATAGCTATGACTCGATCGATATCGGGGAGAAGAAAGTTACATTAACCGATGAGCTTGAGAAAGCATCGGCACTTGCCGGAGACGCCCTTACTGATGCCAGAATGAGCTACGCTCTGGATAAGGCTACCGGAACGCTTAACAGCGGACTTCGTGGCCATATGATCCAGAACAGGAATTCCGATGGCTGGGCAAATGAGTTGCTCTTCCTTGACAATGAGAACATCGATCAGGCAAGAAATGTTCTTAGAATTAACTATGCCGGTATCGGTTTTAGTTCAACCGGATATAACGGAAACTTCTGGCAGTCATGGACCCTTGATGGAAAAATGACCCTTGGCGGTGTTAATAACGGTTACGGTGATTTGTGGCTCCTGTCATCTCAGGCAGTTCCAATGGTTGAGCTGGACAATGACGGGCTGAAACTATGGAACATTACCGATGCAGGATTCCTTGCTAATGGCGTGATGTACAAAGACGGCGACCATACTGAAGCAATTACGCCAAGAGAAGGTTCATATTACGTGGATCAGACCGAACGCAAGGTATACAAGTACGAAGGCGGATACCGGGAAGTAGAAGAGCATGAGGGCATCATGGCTCAGATGGTTCATAAGGGTTTTGGACTCTATGAAGGAGATATTGACCTTAAATGGAATGGCATGACCGGTATCTATTTCAAAGCTTCGGAAGAAGAAGGAACTTCTGATACTCTGCAAATTGGCGACTTCATGGTTGTCTATGAAGATGAGTATGGACGGCAGATTTGGGAATCTTCTGATGAAACTACCGGAATGTCCGGAGAGCCTGACGAATGGGGTAAATACTATCTTTGGGCAGGCTATCATAGAGAATCTGGAGAAGAAGAGGGCCAGGAGCACGAAACCGAGGAAGTAACCTTTGCTGTCGAGAATCAAGGCGGTGGAGGAAACGACATCGTTAAGATCAACGGGTATCTCAGAGTCAACGAAGTTGATATTCTTGACTATTGTGCAGGACTTGAAGATCGAATTTCGGCACTTGAACATAGCAGTAGTGGCGGAGGCGGCGGCCCCGACGAATCCAATCCCGGCGAAGATAGCGGTGGTACAGGCCCCGGATATCAGAATTAAAGGAGGAAATACATGGCAATTTCAACACAAATCCAGAATCTTAATCTGATTCCGGGAAAATCAGCCCCTGTGGTGGTGCATCTGTCGCAGGGAAATGTCGGCGACACTGTTAAATTCTATCTGTATGATGGCGACAATCCGTATTATCCCAGTGGGGTAACTATCGCCGTTCATGGCATTAGATCCGATGGAACTGCATTCGGACCGTATGCTGTAACAATTACCGGCGGAAGCAACCTCGTATCGTTTGATATTGTTTCTGCTATGACATCCGTTTACGGAGCAGCTATTGGCGAATTAGTTATCACAGATAGTAATGAGAACCAAGTTGGTTCTGCTAACTTTGGTATGTTAATAGAAGAGACTCCGTATTCTTCGAGCGTTACATACGAGGATGATCTCTCCATTTACCAGAGGATCCTTGCTTATGTGCAGAGCTTTCCTGCTACTGTAACAGCTCAGATTGACGCCGAAAGAACCGCTAGGATGGAGGCAGATAGTAATATTATAAAAACTATTAATGCCGATTCTAGACGCATAGTAGTCATCGGAGATAGCTGGTCTGACACAGCGCACACCACATACGCCAAATGGCCTAATGTTCTGCAGAGCAAAGTGGGCTGGGTGTTCCATAACTACGCTCAGAACGGCTCAACTGTATTGGGCGCGGATAATTACGCTCAGAATGGAACTATGGGTGGGCAAGTTGCCGAGGCAATTGCTGATACTTCTTACGATCATGATGAAATTACTGATATCATCATAATGGGAGGAGTAAACGACTATAGATCCAGTAGCACGCTGCCTACTCCGAGCGAACTGGCGGTAGGTTTTGATACCTTAGCGTATAGACTGCAGGCATCGTTTAAATACGCGAGGGTTTATATATTCTTAAATTATCAGCTTTTAGTTGATGCGGATCAGTTCAGATTCATGAAGGGCGTCGTCAATAATCTACACGGAGTTTACTGCAGGAACGCGGTCTCTCTCATAGGATGGGTACACCCGTTAAACTTTATCGGTGACTATGTACACCCTGACAATGCTGGGTATATTCAGATCGCGTCGAATGTTCTGGCCTGTCTTAATGGCGGCGTACCTTTTTATACGGCACCATTAGTCAACAAGACGGTGACCTCCAACGGAAAAACGGCGACGATTCAGTTCAAATATTCATATAGCGGCCTCGAGATTCTGCCGTCCGTTATCATCAAGACAACCGGCGCGACAACTGGGTCGGATAACAGCATAAGCATCTCACTATCGGAAAGCGATGGAAGCACGTTCGGAACAGGAACCTATGGGTTAATTCCGACCATTACAGATACGTCAATCGCAAACAAAAGATATTGCAATGTATTCGTTCAGCAGGGCTCGGTAGGAAGCGGTAGACGCCTGTCCTCAGCCACTATTAAGATCCACTTTACAGATGACGCAACTTTTGCCGGAAACCTTTGGGCGCGTTCAGATTTTGACTAAATTTGGGGGTATAATGAATATTTTCGCATTCATTGCAACCCACTGGCTGGAATGGTTATTCACCGGCATCCTGGCGATCCTGTCCTGGCTAGTGAAGCTGCTCCGAGATCAGATCCGGGCGGAACAGGCGAAGAACGAAGCAATTGCGGAGGGGGTACAGAGCCTCCTCCGGGAGAGCATCGTGACGAATTATAACCGTTACAGCGACCGGGGGTACTGTCCGATTTACGCCAAGGAATCAATGAAAAAAGTCTATAAGGCATACCACAACCTTGGGGGAAACGACGTAGCAACTGAACTTTACAACAAGGTTCTGAAGATGCCTGAAGAGAAGAAATAATGTACGTATTCTTCAATCCTAATCCGGAGGGGAAGTCGGTTGGAGATTGCGTAATCAGAGCAATAAGTAAAGCAACAAATAAGC